CGTTGGCGTGCAAAAGGTGGATGTGCGGTTCTTTGCGGCCGCCGCAGGTATGCCGGGCGTGATTGCGCCAGAGCCACAGAACCGAACCGAGCAATTCTGGGCCAAACTTGCCGAGATATTGCCGGTACATGGCACTTTGAAATATGCCACCGGCACTAACTTGACCTTGACCGATGTTGCATGGTGGAGGATGGGATTAGAGCGAATCAACGGCGATACAACGCAACAGACATATACGGGGAAAAATATATATAATGCCACTACGGAATCAACAACAACCAACAGTGTCACGTTCAGCGCAGATAATGCTGAATTATATATGAATGGCACTTCAACGGGGGGTGTTTCGTTAAAGTTTGCAAATATGTCACTACCTGCTGGCACTTATACAATGACGCTAGAGTTAGTTGGCGGCAGTATAACAACAACGAGCACTGGAGCGATTTTTTATGTGCAAGGTACGAATGTCACGAATAGCCCAGGCCAGGATTTGCTTAGACCGGACAAAACACAAGCTTCGACAGTGGTCACAGTGTCTGCTGATACTACTAATGCGCATATCGAGTGTTATGCAAGGACGTCAGAAACATTTACTAATGCCGTAATCAAATATCAAATTGTAGCTGGCAGCGATGCTGACTATGACTTCGAGCCGTACGTCGGCGGCGTGCCTGCACCGAACCCGGACTACCCGCAGGCCATCAACACGGTGACAGGCGAGCAGACGGTGACGGTTGCTAGTCCCAATTTGCTTACTGGAACAGTTGACTTCAGTGGGGATTGGGAGCGTGATACATATTGGACCACAGAACCAGAAACTTACAATGGCCTAACTGTAAAGTCCAGAAAAGCGGGGTGGAGTGGTATATATAAGGCTTTTGCTGTCAAGAGTGGCGAAACCTATACTTTTTCGGTGTATGCAAAAGCCGGTAGCAATCGCACATCACGTATTTATTTAGGGAGCCCCGGCGGTGCTGAGGTCACTTCACCAACAAGGTTAGATATTAGCATCACAACTGAGTGGCAGAGATTTAGCGTCACTTTCACAACGACTGCCGATGGGACCATAGCACCAAGGGTAGAGAACACTGCCGCGCAATCAACACCAACGTATATATGTGGGTACCAATTGCAAACCGGTGCTACCGCTACCGACTTCCAGCCGTACCAAAAGACGGAGTATAAGATAAACTTAGGCGATATCGAGCTCTGCAATATTCTGAGTGGCTACGGAAAATCATCGCAAGACTACATCTATAAAAACGGAAAAGATTGGTATATACACTACGAAAACGCCAAAGTTGCGCTCGATGGTTCGGAGGGATGGGCCGCCAATAGTGGCGTGTTCTATTCATGGCCGAAAACAGACACAAAGGCCTCAATCTTTGCAATGGCAAGTTATACGAGCTTAGTGGCAGATTGTACGCATTTCAACAAGCGTGGTTATGACGCAAACGTGCAAGGCAGCTTTTACTCAGGAAGCTCAAACGTCAACTTCAACTGGGACAATTCGCACAATAATTTAGCGAGCTTCAAGACATGGCTTTCGAACAACAACGTCCTGTTCTATGGCCAACGGAAAACTGCAATTGAAATTAAAATCACCAACCCAACGCTCATATCGCAACTGAACGCCCTAGACCGTGCCGTATTGCCGCAACCTATCGCATATATTACGGCAAGTGGCGACCTCACCGGCGAGCTCAAGATTAGCTACTATGGGGAGGAAGAATAATGGACGTTGGTGCTTCTATATTCATCGCAATCCTTGGCTCTGCTGGACTATTCGGATTTGCGCAATATATGATTTCACGCCATGACAAGAAGCACGACAATTTGCAGCACATGGCGGACCAACTCAACCGGATCGAGCAGAAGTGTGACCGGAACGCCCTTGCGGTGGCCCGGTTGCAACTGTTCTTTTTACTAGAATCGCAACCAAACAACGAGGACGCCATCGAAGCTACGGCGGAGCGGTATTTCATCGAGCTCGGTGGCAACGCCGAAGCTTGGGCTCCGTTCCACAAATGGGCGGTGGCGCACAAAGTAGACACAGGATGGTATAAGGCTTTGCTTAAAAGAGAGAAAGGAGACAAATAATGACAACAGTTATTAGGCAAACCGTGGGCGATAATTCGCAGACGATAAGACAAGTGGTCACGAGCAACGACCGTGGCGCACCAGGGCCACAAGGCACACCAGGCGGCACAATTCAATACACCGCCGGTACCGGCATCAACATCAGTGATGAAAACGTTATATCGGCAACTGGCAAGACTAGCGCGGAATGGGGACAAATTGTAGGCTCTATGAGCAATCAAACAGACCTTAAAAACGCCTTAAACACCAAGGCCAATACGAGCAGCCTTGCAACCGTGGCGACTACGGGCCAATATTCAGACTTAACTGGAACACCATCGCTTGCAACCGTGGCGACTACGGGTTCATATACCGATTTGACCAACAAACCAACCGTGGCCAGCTTTATAGATATCGTATACCCTGTTGGCTCATACTACGAAACATCAGATACGTCATTCGACCCGAATGTCACATGGGTGGGTACAACATGGGTGGAAGATACTGCCGGACGCGTATTGGTTGCTTCTGATACTGGAACATTTACGACTGTTGGCAACACTGGTGGTGAAGAAAAGCACACTTTGACTACATCCGAGATGCCGAGCCACAACCACGCTTTGGATTATACGGCGAACTCCTCCGGTACAGGCACGACCGGCACATACGGTACCGTGTTATCAAATTCATCGCAGACAATCGTTCGCAACGCAACAGTCCCAACGACCGGCGAGCTTGCATATTGGGGTATTGAGAATGCAGGTGGTGGCAATTCCCACAACAACTTGCAACCATACATTGTAGTCAAGCGATGGCATCGAACTGCTTAAACATACAAGACGCATATTAAATAAAAGGAAAGGAGTAAAATATGCAAGACGAAAACTTTAACGACCCAATTGGTCCAGGCGAAATGCCTGTCGACCCAGGAGAGGAGGAATAGATGGCAGTTTCACCTCTAGCAACGGAAAGCTACCCTGCGGACCCAAGCAATTACAGTGGCCCGGAAGCTCGTGCAAATATCACCGCCATTACGATCCACCACATGGCTGGCGTAAATAGTGCCGCCGGATGCGGTGCAATCTTTCAACGCCCTGGGCGTGGTGGTTCATCCCACTACGGCATTGGCGTAGACGGCGAAATTGCGTGGTATGTAGACGAGAATTGCGTGGCTTGGACCAATTCAAACTGGGCTTCAAACCAATGCTCGGTGACAATCGAGAACTCAAACTCAGAGCTCGGCGGCGAATGGCCAGTATCGGACGCAACTTTGGCTTCTTGTATCAAACTCGTGGCAGATATTGCCAAAAGGAACGGCTTGGGGCACTTGGTACCAGGCAACAACCTTACATGGCACTCCATGTTTGCGGCAACCTCATGCCCTGGTGATTATTTGCGCGCTAGGATGCAATATATCGCCGATGAGGCCAACAAAATCAACGAAGGGCAACCTGTACCACCAACACCACCAACGCCCACTCCAGGCCTTAAAATTGGCGACAAAGTGACTCTGCGTGATTGGGTGGACTATTACGGCACGCCACTATATAAGACTCGTGATTATTACTTCATCAGTGAAATCAACGGTGATAGGGCGGTACTAAGAGCAGACAGCGTGGACGGAACGGTCTACTGTGCAGCCAACACCAACAATATCATCAAAGTCGGTGATTCACCGGCACCACAGCCAACACCATCGGCCATCAAGGTCGGGGACAAGGTGCTCCCAATTGAGTTTGTGGATTATACTGGCACGCCACTATATAAGACGCGCGACTTCTACTTTGTAAGCGAAATCAACGGCGACAGGGCCGTCTTGCGTGCAGATTCGATGGATGGCGTGGTATATGCGGCGGTGAATACTAACAATTTGAGGAAGGTATAATATGGCGACTAAAAAAGAATTCAAACTGCTCCCTAAGTTTTGGTATGAGCTACTTCGTTGGGTTGTGTCTATCGTATTGCCGGCAATTGCCACTTTGATTGCTGCGCTCAATGCAACCTGGAACTGGGGATGGCCAATTGAAGCGATTTTGGCCACATTCTCAGCGGTTGAGACATTCCTAGGTGCGGTATTCCTAGGCGCAAAAATTGCTAGTAAATGACAATCCCGATGCCGAGTGGGTTGCGCCGGAGGGCAAGCGCAACCGTCTCGCGTCTTTCGGCCCGGTCCTTTCTTCGCTCTTGTGGCACATTAAAAGGTTCATTGGTAATTTCATACTTTTCAATCTTAAAGTCTCATGCAAAACAAACATTCATCCAACATGGCGCATGGCATCTACGGGCAAGAGCTAGACCATGCGCTCTAGAACCGTGCTGTCTGGGCTGGTATTTCCATGACTCCGCCAGCCCAGGCAAGACGGTTTTAGGCCGTGGCACTTTAACGTGCAATAGACAACAAAGGGGGTGCGATTCATGTCTAAGGCAAGGAAACGCTACGGCAAGCAAAAGCGGCCAAAAACTCCGGCGATCCATAATGGTACAGACCGGCACCACATTTTCTTCCAGCGGCGGTGCTACCATGGTGCGTTGGCGAGTCTTAGGAGCTATGCGTATTGCGTAGTGACAATCCCGAAAGATTCGCTGCACCGGCAGATTCACGAGGCTTTGGCGGCGGTTCCTACGCCCAAACCGGCAAATGCGCGTGAGGCTTTGCAAGAACTGCGGACGCTCTACCATTATGGTGGGATCAGTGACCATGACGACATCGAGAAACGGCTCAAGGTATTGGTTGCGTTGTTTGATTATATCGAGCAACCAACGGCGGATGCGCTTAGAAAACAATTGTCTATTGTGCAAGAATACAAGGGCTCCCACTGACGGAGCCCTTTTCATGTTTTAGGTAAAGTATGGTATAATAAAGCTAATGGCGGTGCGTTTGGTATAAACGCAATGGTACAGTCCCTTGAGGGCGAGATTTGGAAAACTTTGCCTGGGTATGAAGGGCTGTATGAAGTTTCTAATATTGGACGCATAAAATGCTTGGTCAAGCCCGGTAATCATACAGAGAAACTGTTGGGCCAAAGAGACAATGGTTTTGGGTATTTGATATGCTTATTTTGTAAAGGCAGGAAACGCCACACTATGGCGGTCCATCGTGCTGTGGCCTTGTCTTTTTTGCCGAATCCAGAGCATAAAAAGCAAGTTAATCATAAAGATGGGAATAAGTATAATAACAAAGTTGAAAACCTTGAGTGGTGCACGAATAGTGAGAACCAGCTGCATAAGTTCCGTGTCTTAGGCTATAAAGCTCCTGGCAGAGCAAAAAGAAAGGTCATTTGTTGCGAGACTGGCGTGATTTATAATTCTGCCAAAGATGCTGGTGATGCAAATGGCCTGCAAAGAGGCAATATTTTTAGCGTAGCTTCGCATTATTATGGATTTAAGACAGCTGGTGGCTACCATTGGGAATTTGTGGTATAATTAGCTTAATGGCGGTGCGTTGGATTCATATATGTCAACGTCCCTTGAGCAATATGTCTCCCAGGCGACACAAGCTTATCAGCCTGCGGTGAATGCTCTACAATCGCAACTGGACTCTTTAGACAGCCGGTTGGCAAACACAAATGAACAAATCAACAGAAGCTACCAACAGCAACAAGCCGATTTGAACCGAAATCGCAACATGGCCGCGGAATCCGCGTCAATGCAAGCCGCAGGTTCGGGTGGTTCTTTTGGTGGCTCGGCAAACTTAGCAAACAGAAGGTATTATGACAAGACATTCGTGCCGGCAGTGACGCAGATGCGCACGAATCAGGCCAATGACTTGGCATCGGCAAGGCAAGCAAGCGATGATATGCGCAACAGTTTGAACAACCAGTTGGCAAATATGCAGTCGCAAGCTAACCAACAAGCTTTGGCGCAGTATTATGCGGACCAGGAAGCGGAACGCAACCGCGAGATACAAAGGCAACAGATTGCTGCGCAAAACGCCTACAACCAGTATTTGATGGATGCGTACAAACAAGCCCAGCAACAGCAGCAACAACCGACAATTGACAAGAGCCAGGTTTCATTCACCGATTGGCTCAACGATGATTCTTATGGAGCCCTTGATGCAGTCCAGGGCAATTCTTTGAACGAGAAAATCAGCAACCTCAAGACAATTTCATCGCTATACAATGGCATCAACAACAGTAGCCGTGGCACATTGACTAGCGCATTTGCGCCCAATATTCCGCTCTACAACGAATACCTTAAATGGAGGAACTCATAATGGCAAAACTTTGGGACGACAGCGGTTCACGGATGATTGGCCGAAGCACCGGCAATATGTCTAGCGCGGCCAACAACGACAATTTCTTTACAAAAAAAGCCAGGTCTATTGAGAACGCCATCGGCACCACGCTTGCGGTGCCAGCATCATTTGTCAACACCGCTTTGACTAACGCCGAGACTGCACGAACTTTGAATGACTCAAAAACTCGAATGGACAATATTGCGAAAAAATATGGGTATAACTCTGAGGATGACTTTTATGGTGCATCTATCGACGCAGACGAAAATATACTAAAGAAATATGGGTTTGACTTCGACTCTTATGATGCACGCGTAGACGAAGCGGTCATGAATAATGACCAAAAAGCGTTGGATGACTTGGACGCATATAAACTAGATTTTATCGCTAAAAACGTGACTGGTGATGATGCAAACAAGCTACGCAATTTCACGATTGGCTCACAAGAGCTTAGGAAACAAGCTACTGCGGACCTAAACGCCGCCAACAACAGAGCAAAAGAGTTGGAAGATTATCGCAAAAACAACTATGTATCAAAGAAAATAAACCAAGACCGTGGCAAATTCGCCGGTTCGGCAATAAATACACTTTCCACTGCCGCCGACTTGACCGGGCTTACAAATGGCCCACTCTCAAACGCCATTCAGGGCGGTATTGAGGGGATTGCGGATGAATTGGAACAGAATGGGCTCCAGAACTTCGATTGGGGTAGAGCTGGGCAGAATGCCGCCATTGGTGCCGCATCTGGTGCCGCCGTGGGTGCGTTTAACAAAGGCTTAGATGCAAGACTAGCACAGAATGGCGGAAAACTATTCGCTGGCAACAATTTGGCCACAAGAGCCATAAACAAGGCGGTAGACTTCACACCAAGGGAAAAGACACTGATTGGCCAATTCTTAGGCAATACAGGGCGTGGTGCCGTGCGTGGTGCCGCATCCGGTGCTATTGGTGGCGCAACTGGCGCAGGTTTGTCTGCGGCTTTGAATAACCAAGACATATTGAGCAGCGCACTTCAGGGCGCAACTCAAGGCGCACAACAGGGCGCGGTTGCCGGTGGAACTATGGCCGGCGCAAATACCGTACTAAGCCGTACACCGGGCGTTGGCACTACGATGCGCCAATTGAATCAAGCGAATGAGAATTGGCAGAACAGTGGCGATAACTTCAGGGAACGTTGGGCCAATACCAGGGCGCAAGATACGTGGGGGAATCGACTCATAGACAATATCAAAGAGCGTGGCGTTGGCCTTAGCATCAAGGACGTGAACGGCGATTTTGAGCTTGAGGGTGGTGTATACCCAACTCCACAAAACTTTACTGTCACTGATGGAATAAGAACTTTAGACACAATCAACGGTGCGGTCGGCACATACAGTGGCGATGGCGAATGGAATGGCGCAAAAGTGTTTTACACGGATGGCGAAGGTATACCGGTTGGCTATAAAGTGATGGCAAATGAAAATGCTGCGCCAACTGATGATTATGTTGGAATAGTGAATGATGCAGGCGAAAGAGCGCTCATACACTTGATGCATCCGAGTGAGTACGACTACGAAAGAGTTGGTTTGGCAACTGGTAGGACCAGAGAAGCTCTTGCCGCAGATGGATTACTAGAAAATAGTACACCAAGTATGGCGCAAAATACAGAAGTTTATGATCCAGAAACTGAATTGGTCAGGACGGTAGAAAGAAACGCTTTGGCCAAAGATGTAAATGGCGATGGAATTATTAGCGCAAAAGAAGGCCGAGTTGTAGACACACCGGCCCAAAAATCGCTCGCAGAGCTTAGCGATGGCCAGTATAAGACCGTTGGCGATATGGTAAACGATGGACTAGACTTGCAGACCATCAAATCCGCATTGTCGAAGCGAAACTATGACGAATTAGTGAAAAATGTGCGCGAAATTGCAAACATCAAAAACTTGCCGTATGAATCCATAGACGTCAAATCAAAGAGCGACTTACCTGTATTGAATCGTGAGCAATACTACGAGGACACACTTGGCAAAGTCAAGGGCAACGATTATGTGTCGTATAAAGACGTGCCGGATTATATGAACCAACACTTGTCTAACCCGAAAGACGCCGCAGAAGCGCACGTGCGTGGTAGCAACGATGAAATACTGAGAGACCTATTCAAAGACGATACATCCACAATCTCTGAGTTGTATGAAAAATATGAAAAACTTGCACAGGGCGAGAACGCAAACGAGGTATTCACCGGCAAAAACTTCAACGATGCGCTTGCCTTAGGTGGCCCAGAGTTTGAACAAAGAATCACAACCGAATTGGCGAATAACTTGTTTGGTGGTGGCCGTAAAGTCAATATAGACTCAACAAACAGCGGTAGACAAAATGTATTGGTCAAGAACTTGGCGATGCCGCGCGACATTAAGAACATGGCGATAAATGATGGCACGACTGTTGCGGAGGCCGAAACCGCTACCACACCGGCGACAAATGTGGTCAGAACTGCGAGCCAGCCGACACTAGAGACGGAAGTATATCGTGCGTTAGGTGGCGAAACTGAAGCTAGACCAATCGAAAATACCGATTTGATGTATGGCGAGAGCGCGCTTGGCAATAGAACACGCCGTGGTATGCTTGCGGACAGTTTGGAGCGATTCGGCAATACACTAGAGGGAGCGCAAACAAACGTCACCCGCGCAGCAGAAAAAGACTTGGGCATCCAATCAACTGGCAAAGTGATTGAAAATGTGCGCAAAAAGACCGGAATTGTCAACCTTGAAACGCAGGCTGCGTTGGCCAAAGAACTCACCGGCGGCGCAGACTCGTTGATGGACAACGTACAGAGAAGGGCCCTTACTGCATCCGAGACCGGCAAGCCATACACAATTGACACCGGTGATATTACGCGCGATGTCGATGCAATTGTCGATAAATATGCGGACACCAATATGTTCGGCAGCCAAACAGCAAGGCAAAGATTCATCTCAAACTTGAAACAAGACATTTCGAACTACGACAGCGATATACTCTCGATTGCGAATAGGATGAAGGCAAACGCATCAGACTTACGTGGCAAGGGCGTGGTTGATCCACCGGCACTAGACAAGGCAAAGGCGAAAATCTACACTGAAGTTGCGAACCGCTTAGAGGACGCATCCTACAAAGCAATTCCAAAGGAGAATGTGGAAGCCATGTTTGATGCGACAATCTCTGAAATGCGTGGCCGTGCGCAACAAGCCGCAAACAATGGCAACAAAGACGTAGCGAAGGCTTACACCAAGCTCGCCGATGCGCTTAACGCAGAGCCAAGGACGGTCAAGGCGTTCAGGAGCTTCAAGAAGGACTTTGTAGATATTTCTAAGATTAACGAGCTTACGGCACGCGCCGAAAATGGTGCTGCGGTCCAAATGGGACGGAGCTTCGGTGGTAGCTTAAAGCGATTTGGTAATACTCTATTGCAACGACCAGTAAACGCAGCGCTCGCAAAGGCCGGTGGCGCAGTGAATGATTTGGCAGACCGAATTGACACCGGTGCTCCGGCAAAGGTTGAGACACCAACGCCAACCAGCACGGTTGAAACGCCAACGACTCAGGCCACCACATCCAACCCGGCAACACAGCTATACAACGCCATCGGGCGTACTGAGGGCGAAATCCAAGGCGACAAGGCGGCGGAAGGCTACTTACAAGAAGCAGCAAGAGCTATTGAACCAGTCGCGATTGACAACACTGCCAGCACGCCATCCACGGCTCTATATAATAGCGTAAATGGCTCTGGAACGGCCACAAACGCCAACGGAACCATGGCAAGCATGACGAGTGGCAACTACTATACAAACATACTCGAAAGGGCCCTCAATTTGGCCATGGAGGCCAACGATGCGGCGGCGTTCGGCACGCTATATGAAATGTACCAAAACGCCGTGGCAGAGCAGGAAAAGAACGCGGAAAGCACATCGCAGGTCAAACTTACTGACAAGCAACGCCAGGCAAACGCCGCAGAACGCGCCTTGAACGACTTTGAAACGGCAGAGCATAACTTCGCTTATGACGTGTCCGACATACCGGTTATTGGAGCGATTGCAAACTTGGGCGGGAACGAATACGCATCAAAGGCTGAGGCCTTGGCACTACAAATTGGGTATATGCTATCGGGTGCTACTGTAAACGCGCAGGAAGCAAAGAATATCGGCATGGCCTATATACCGCAACCACGTGATAATGAAGCGGTACGCAGGAGCAAACTTGCGCAGATTCGCGGTATAATTTCGGACTATCAAAAAACCTATTCTGAGTAAGACTGGGGGATTTATTCCCCCTCTGCTCTTTCTTTTGGCCTACGATGGGATTTGACTTTTGATATTATTCGGATTATTATGTACGCACCAATTGGGATTATATACGGCGCAAATGCGAACAATAGGACCCAATCGTGTTTTTCGGTAAACTCTTTGAAAACCGTGCTAAAAATAATAACAAACGCCCATGGCGAAAAGAGCCAAATCAAAAGGAGTGCGCCTTCGATTTCAGACAAACGCGCTTTCTTGCGCTTGGCTTTTTCCTCCTCGGTTGGGTGCATCCGGCGTTTTATTTTCTCACTAGCTACAATCAGGCCGTAGCCTAAAAACAACATGGCGATAACAAAGACTATAATCCCTACAATAAATATGATTATTCCCCAAAAGGCATCGTGCATTGACACGCCAAAAACAATTGCAACCAATGCAACAATTGCGAGCATCTCTAGTATAGTTTTCATAATCTTTCCTTGCTTATATTCGTATAATAACTAGAATACCGATGCAAGTCAAGGCCTGTGGAAAACTAGAACACGTTAGGCGGCCGGAAACTGGTCACTTGCACGGTGAACGTCATGGCCGGGTACGTCACGGTGTTCGGCGTCACGTTCTCTAGCACCAACTGCAACCGCATATTTGTTGCAGACGTGCGAAAAACGGACACAAATCCCACGATTCTGGTATATGGTGTGTCGCTTGTATATATCTCTAACCTTTGGTACGCACCAACTTGGAACTCGCCGGAGTCTTTTTTTATCATGATCCGGTCTACTGCACCCGCTAAGGCTCGCACCGTAAAATCAAGATTCTGCTCGGTATAACTTCCAGGCGTTAGAGTGCCGGCGGCGATGCTGGCCGTGATTGTTTGGCGTCCGGTCTGCGCTATGCTCAGGTAATCGCTATTTAGTATAAAATCACTAGGCTTCATGCGTTCTCCCGTTGTTCATGCTTCATCGTAATAAATCCTATAATGTAATTTGTCATAATTGTAGAGGCTTGCATTGAACTGCACCTCGGTGGTTGTCACCGTCACGCCACTCGTGCTTTCATCGCCATATATCTCGCCCCAATCTGAACGCTCCAACGGGTCAACCCATCCGCTGCTTGATTCGGCCCAAACCAATACTTGCGGTATATAGCCGAAATTGTGCGCAATTGAGGTTGCAGTTTGGCCATCCACCACGCCTTTTTGGTATAATTTGCAGTAGTTGTAATCCGTGTTTAGGATGAACTCCTTGCCGTATTTGCTCGTTGCGCCCACTTTGGCGCGCGAATCAGACGGTTCAAAGCCATAAATCCGGTAGTATATCTTGTCCGGTGTGCCTGCATCGTTGGTGTAAGACACGCGGACGTTTGTATCATTTGCGCTCGCTGTAAACGTGATTGACGTCTGTTGCGTTAGATATTCATAAGGCACGCTGCGCGCATCGCTGAAGTCCTCATTGAACGCGCAGACGCCGAATATCAACGGTGTGAACGGTAAGTTGTGCGGCGTGTCTATATCGTACTCGCCAACATTCAAGCTCCCCTCTTGGAAATAGACAATCTTGTCCATCTCATAGTCGGTATTTAGCAGGAAATCGCGTGGGTCAACCTTTGCCATCACTCCCCCAATGCGTCAAAGACGTTGCGCGCTTTAGTCACTGCGATGATTGGTTGGCCATTCTTATGAAACCCGATGAGGATGCGTGGGGTGTTGTTTGGATCACTTAGGACGATGCCATACGTGCCATTTTTTAGCTTGCCCTCTTGAAGCGCAGCACCGCCATTTTGTGCGATGGTTTTGGTCTGGTTCTCGGCCGCGATTTGCCGGAAATTGGCGTCAATTTGCTTCAATGCGGATGGTAGGTCCGATTTGCTTGATATTGACTGGTAGTTGAGTGCCATGTTCCTCCTATCTTAATCTTTGCGTCTCAACAGACATCGTGTTGCTCTTGAAGTTGATTGGTTCAAATGCTGCGTGGTTCTGGTATCTTATTTGGCATCGGTAGAATTGGCCGTTTACTTGCGGGATGGTGCTGAGTTTGGTCGGGGTGACTATGTTGCCGTAGCTTGGCGGGTTGTCCCATACATACGATTCGTTTACCGGCGTGTTGTTCTGCAAGTTGATTGAGAATGCGTACTTGACATCATCCGTAAAGTCTAGGGCGTACCCACACTTTACCGTATAATTGCCGGCCACTTTAGCGAACTCTGGACGCCATTTGGTGATGCGGTGGAGTTGGCTTGGTGAACCGAAGTGAATATACGCGGTCTCAAGGTCGAAGTCGATTGGCGCGCCTAAGTCCGCATATTCGTTTGTAGACGTCTCGAAGCTATATAGTTGCCCAAACTTGCTAGAGCCGCAAATAAAGCGGTTTGAAGTAGTTTGGCGGCCTATTGTAGCGGAGATTGGTAGTCCGGTGTCGAATGATTCCCAAAGCCTCAGGTTGACGTTATATACTAGGCATGAGTCATTCATGCCGTTGCCGGTGCTGGAATAAAATACATACAACCGGTTGCCGTATAATTCGAGCGTGATTGAATCTTTGCCCTGGATTGCGTCATACGTGCCTTGGATGGTGTTTTGCGTGATACTTGCCTCAGACGAGCCATCAAACACGTAGATGCCGTCATCGTTGGCGTAATATGCGTAGTTTAGGTCGCAGACGACCGATTCTTGGCTGAACGTGCCGTGCTGCGCGCTGGACGCTTGTTGCGTCCACACATCGGCAGTTTGTGAATACATATAGTATTTGTTGCGCCTGGTGAGGAAATATATGACGCCACCAAGGTTGAACATAGCGGTGAGTGGGTCGCCGGTCTTTATGGCCGGGAAGTTTTGCCTGAAATCGCGGTCAAACGCATCGTAGGAGTCAATCGCCGTTGCAAGGTGTGAAATGGCCGTCACGGTGATAGACGAACCGGAAATAGTGGTCACTTCGCCATAGTTGTTGTTCTGGTCGATTATAATATCGCCC